ACCTCTTAGCAACCCAACTATCTGCCCATGTTGAAACCCATTTTTATTGCCTTGTTGTACCCCTGCGAAATCTGCTAAATGCTGTGGAGTTACGATAGCCTCTTTACCCGCCTCGCCAAACATGCCTATTGTAGCTTTATTGAATATACCACCCTCTGCATGTTGACCAATTGCACCGCTTCCTAAACTCCCCAACCCTGATAATGTGCCGAATAATGATCCAAACGATGCCGCTCCACCCAATGCGGCCCCAAACCCTGTAGCAGATAACAAGACCGCCAATACTGCGGCTGCGGCTGCGGCTGCAATCAGCTTTTCAATCAATTGCAATAAGAATTTACCCATTGCAGAAACGAATGATTGTGTTCCATTTAAAGCCGATTCAAAAGCCGACATTAAACCCTGTCCTATCGTATGTGTTAACTCTTTTAGCGTTGCATTTGCCTCTTTATTCTCCTCGTTGTACTCCTTTGTTGCCAGATACGATGAGAATATGGCAGCCTTTTCAGCTTCGTGCGCTTTTACGGCCGCCTCTACATCTGACCCGGATGGCGTATTCTGCAATGGCTGTTGCACCCCGTTTATACTATCCTGCGTTGTTGTGTTATCGGTAGATAATACATTTTTCATGTGTGGGTTCAGGGCGTCATAAAATTGCTGCTTAAGAACTGTTAATTTTGCCCCCAACTGATCAATTTCAGCTGATAATTTGCTTATCACATCCGGACCTTGTTTTTCTATTAAAGCATCCTGTAGTTTAACTGCAAGTTTTTCTATTTCCTGCTCGATTGCTGCAAACCCTTCTTTTTGTTTGGCAAGTTTCTTATTTTTTGAATCGATTTCCTGCTCGGTTTTAAATCCGGCAGCCACCTCTGAATCGGTGGCCTTTTTAGATAGGTCTGCGTTTTGCTGTGTCAGTAAATTACTATCAGTAATAAGATCATTCTTTTGTTTTATGATGGCATTTAACTGATTCTGCAATGATATTTGAGTACCGGCACTCGCAGTGTTACCCAATCCACCGCCCTCGCCACCACCGCCAACATCTATTTTGCTTGTTTCTGTTTCCGCTGTTATCTGTTTTTGTAAGTCAAGTTGCTTTTTAGACAAATCAAGTATTTTCTGCTTATTCTCTAAATCCCTGTTTGCATTTTCACCTATTTTTGCTTCGTAGGCTTTTGCGTATGCAGCAGATAAGATCGCTGCCGCCAGAGCATCGTATGCCGTTTTATTTTCGCCCAGTAATGTCTTTTCCCTATCAGCGTTACTGAAAAACTTTGGATATTTAGATTCTAACTCGTCATACGCCTGATTTCTTGATTTAAGGGATAATGAATGATTCTGTGTTGCATCATATAGTATCCTCAGCCTTGTTGTTTCCTGCGCTCCGGCTTCCGCTCCTTTCAACGTTGCCCCGGTAACCGCATCTAAAGTATCAGCGTACTCTTTTGTAGAATCCGCAGCATCTTTCGCTCCCTTTTCAAAATGCTTAAATAATTCATAGGCAACGGTCAGTCCAAGTATTATGCCACCAGGGCCTAACAAGGCAGATCCCATCGCTTTCATAGCACCTGTAAATGATCCTGTTTCATTTACCAATGAATTGATGTGGTGGCCCATCGCGAGCAACATTCTGTCACCTGCCTGGCCACCAACCGTAAAAGCCATAACACCATCGCGCGCAGCTGAAATACCAGAACGCATTTGCATGAACTTCATCGACGTCGACTGCGCCGAACCACCAGCTTGTTCGGTAGCTTGCGCCATTTGCGCCAATGATTTCGTAACATCAGATGTTGCAGTTGTGGCAGTAGTAGCCATTTGCTGCATCCCGGCTTGGTATGCAGAAATATCAGCCCCAACTGTGACTTGAAGATCAGCCATATTATTTCAATTGATTTATTGGAACTAAAGATAACCTTTCTTGCGCTTTTTTCAACATGTCTTTTCTATCCTCTTTTGTGATTGGCTTAACTGGCTTTGGAAATGGATCGGTAAGCAGGGGAAGGTATTCCTCAATTGTGGTTTTTTTAGTCGAATTTACCGCAAATGTGGTATAGGAAATCATACGGGTATGCTCCCATTGTTTGGAATTATTAATTACCCAATTCGCCTCCACGCAACGAAACTCGTAAAGGGTAAGATCGTAAAATTCTGCTGGCTTTAACCCGACATTTACCACAGCGTATTCAAAAAGATCGCGCCATGTGTACGCGGTTACTTCGATTTCCTGGTCTTCGGGTAGTTTTTTTTTAAACGGTCCTCGTATGCCTTGATTTGCTTTTCAGTAGCTTTAGGGATGCCCATTATTTCGGCAAATGTATCCCATACGGTGGTAAACTCATTTTGATCAGCATCGTCACACCCTTCCGATACCTGCCCAATAGTGATACCATGATCAAACACAAATTTTCTTTCAAAATCAGCAACTATCCCACAATAGGTAATGATGGTTAATGCCCGCATAACTTGCCCGGCAATACAATACTCCTCTATCTTTTTAGGTGAGTCGATCGGGTCAACGCCCATGTTGACACCCAGAAGTAATATAAAGTTATTTTTAAAAGAAAGGGTGCGCGTTTGCCCACCCAGATTTATTGTAGTAATACCTGTCATAAATTAACTTACTGGCACTTTTGAAATTACACCAGATGAATCGAATGTATATGAGTATGAAAGAATTTCATCAAACTTAGCCGTTTGCTTGAACGCTGTAAGGTAAGCATCGCACCCCCAGAAACGTGTGCCAACCTGAAATGAGATCCAAACCTTCAGTTTTGATATAGAAAGATCCATCAGCGATGCACCGGAAATCTCATTTGCGCCTTGACCGCCGCCGCCTGATGCCGATATATCCAACACTGTGAAGCCATCTCCGGTGATCTTCATACTGGTTGACAATGCAATCATTGACCCGAATAAATTACCCTGGGCATCTACGGTACACTTTGACGAGTTGTCGAATGTCTTGATAGCCATTTCGACTGTACACGTTGTATCGCACCCTATGGCAATGCCATTCATGTAAACAAATAAGTCTTTGCCGGGAAAGTATATAGGATTAACGTCTGCCATTGTTTTAAATTTTAGCTAATATAATAATTAATATATCAATACCGCAAATATTATTTATGCCTATGATCCCATACCTTATTAGCCTCTGCTTCTTTAGGTGAAACATACGAAAATGGCATAGGCTGCTCTGTTTTAACAGGCTCAATATATTGACGTTTTATTCTGCCGTATTTGATGGCCTTTATGTTCATTGCGATGCCCCTATCACAAACTGATACCTGACAAGTTTTCTATTAGTGCTTATTGACGGACCGTTCCAATACATATCATGCGAGTTTTGTAATTGCGTATTGTAAACAACGAAACCGTTCAATGAAATATCACCGCTTGCCAGATCGACAAGGTTATTGATACTATTATATATGCCATCCACTACCGACTTGTTGGAAAAACCCTGCGGACATTCCGAGACGATGTCAATCAGCAAAGTGTGATTCCATAGATGCCCACATTTATTGGTGGATACCTGGCTATCCGTTTGTGTACTTAATAGCACCCGTGTTGGCGGTATATCAATGTTTTTAGGCACAACTTCGTCAAAAACAGGAATATTAAGCCCTGAAATCAGGGCTATAAACGCTTTTCGTACTTCGGTATCCGGGATGTTCATTATTCAGTAACAGGCTGTGACGGTTCAGTAGCCGGTGGCAATGATAGGCTGATTTGTGACCCATCTGCCGCTAAAGCCTCATTTATAGCTGTAATCTGATCCGGAGTTAACGCCTCTATTGCGTTAATTGTGTTAGCCTGTGCAAGCTCTGCCTGTAAGCCAGACAAATCAGATTGTTTGCTTTCAATATCTGCCTGCTCGGTTTGTATTGAGGTTTGTAGATCGGCTATTTTAGCCTCTATTGCTGAAGTATCCATTTTGGGTTTTTGTTTTAAAGATAAATTATTGTTTTGGTATATGCAAACTTGATAACTTATGCCATTAATTAGATAATATATGCCATACTATAGGATCATCGTCGCTGTATCTTTACATCGTTAAACAATTAAACATAGCAACAAAATGAAAACAACTCTAATCGAAACCAGCAGCATTAAATTAACAATAGGCTCTGACCATTTAAGAAGCCAATATAGAGGTAAAAACAGACTATTTTACATAGAACACTGCTCTGAGGCCGGAAATCATTACTATGGCATTAAAATGCCTTATTTATATATAGAAGTAAAAAAGTTCATCTAACTCTCACAAATCAAAAACATAACAACATGAAACTAATAACCACAATTGAAATTGACGAAATCACTACAGATGTAGAGATCGATTTCATTAACCGCTTCGGAGAGATCGAAGTTGATAAAATAACCGATAGTGTCACCGGTTGCGCAATCTGCCCTGAACTATCAGATGACATTTACAGTGAAATGATGGAAATGTGGGCAGATGTTACTGCCGAAACAGAAAGGGGTTGGTTTATATGAGCCGTTACGAAAACATCAAAAAGCAAATCGAAGATTGGAAGTGGGAAGAAAACTTTCGCTGGTCAGTCGATGATACCCAAAGAGCAAAAGAGGCTATTAAAAAAATACAACAACTTTCTGCCAAACTATGCAACTTTCCATCAGTGAATACCGTAAAACAATCAAATGGTTAAAAAGCGTAAATTACCACCCGGATATGTTGAGGATATGTATAGTGTAATCGATGCATACGATTATGAATATATCCGGGCCAAACATGGCACACTTGGGTCAGCTATTGCATTACTTGTAAAAGATGGCCCGTATGAGCAATTGATACAACAAAATAATTCATTAAATTTAAAATTAAAAAATTTACAAAATGCAAGCACAGATCAAAAGTAACAAAGCACTGCTTATAGTGGCAGTCGTATCATTCGTAATCGCTATAATTATGGTAGCCTATGCAGCGCCACATATCGTTCACGACTTCTTCGCAAAATGGTAAATGGTGTACATAGGAATTTTATATCTGGGTGGTATAGCCTGGGTGGCATACGAAATGTACAGAGCAAAACCAATGGACAATGATAAGTAAACTAATTATAAACTCTTTGATAGCCGCCTATATCGTAACGTTTGTAGTAGGCATGATTAGATTAAAACTCAAAAAATGATACAGGATAACCTACTGACTCTATACTGCGCAATTGCATTTATGGCTGCTGCGGTAATCTACTTAATAGTTCTGGCTTACCAGTCGGTGCGCGAGTTTAAACGTATTAAGAATGAGCATTATGAAAAATAACCACGTCGAATCAAACCGCCATATTCAGCAATTGCGTTTTCATAATTGTGTAAGGTTTGCGGAAAAGATGTTGAAATCAACAGGATTTACAAGTTTAAGAATCAGAGGATGGAGAAATCTATAGAACAACAACTCGAAGCCCTGGTAATTTTCAATCACGAAACGATTGAATTACTTAATCTGGTCATCCAAAGCCAGAAGGATCATATTTGTAAGTTAAACCAGACGTGTAAAGATAGCACCGAAACAATTTTGAAGATGTCGCTGGTTATTGGTGATCAGCGAGCGAGAATTGAAATGATGAAAGAAAAAATGCGGGGGTTAAGACGCGGTCAATATGTGAGTAATGATAATTAACCCTGCTTACTACTCAGTAACTCCTGAAATCCAGTCTGTAAGGTTGGCAACAGTCTTGCAGAATATTGCACAAACGCTGGATATAAAAACGGCTGCGGCCTCAACCCGTCACGTAAAATCACCTTTGCCATAGCCCACGCAATTTGCTCCGGTGTTTCGTTTTTAGCTCCTGTTATCCCGTGTCTTGCAATCCACCCCACTAAAGCGAGTATAAAATCCGCCATGTTCCCACCTGATTGCCCTTGAAAGGAACTTGCAACATCCGCCATTTCCTCGGGTACCTCTACTTTACCCCCAGTGCCAAATTCCTGAAACGCAGATTCTGGTGCAGTTGCTGCAATGGCAACCTGAAAAGCATCGATTTGCTCTTTTACAATACCCTGTCTGATCTTGCCTAAATCGGCTGGTGCATTTGCTTTAGCTTGTGCGACTATCTGATCTGCTGTGGAATTTACTATAGCCGAGGCAAGCCTTTCGCCTTGCGTGCCGAGGTCTTTGAATTTATTTAGTAATTGTGGCAAGCCTTCGACGGTGTTCATTACAACCTCTTCTTTCCCAATATAAACACAAAAACCTGGTCCTTGTAAACAGCAGCGTCCGTATTCTGAAATGTTGATTTAGAGCCTGGATAGTACGGTAATATGGAATGTACGGTATAAATATCACCTGGATTATTCAAATCCTCAAACAGCATTGATTTTGTTGGATAGAAAGACGACCGCCAGCGAATAACCAATGTTCTATCGCCATCCAATACCGAAGCGCCAGCCTCTAATGCTAGTTGATTCCATTGCTTTATCGGTTGTAAATCACCCCACGTAACATCTGTAGGATCAGTTTGCGAACAAACTACAGGCGTATAAGTTACAGTCTGGCCCCCTGCATCATCGAACGAAACAGTCTCCTGCATAAAGCGGATACGGTGATTTAGTTTGCCGGGGTTCATTAAAACATTGGATTACGTGTGTAACTTTCCAATTCCATTAGGATATTAGACGGCAAATCAACCTTCGACATATCCCTGTTTTCGTACGTATATGATATGATCGTTTTCAATGCGATTAATATGCCGTATGGTATCTGTGAAATATCCTGATATCCAGCAGATGCAGGCGAATTTGTGTAACCCACATCACATGAAATGGTATACAATGGCAATGACGCCGGAAAACCTTGACCTGGGAATATCACGCCATTATCAAAACCATCTCCGAACCCGCCATTCCCAAAGCCAGTAAAACCATTACCATATCCTGAAAACGGCCCGAAAGTGGAACGTAAAAAAACAATTGTCGTTCTTACAGGCTGGCGCTTGACCTGGCACCACGTAACCGGGTTGCCTTCCAATGTAGTTACGGTTACATTATTTAGCGGCTGCTGAAATAGATCAACGTTATATGTGCCATCTGAATAATCGGTTTCAATGCGCTGGTATAGCCTGTACTGAGTCTTTTGTTCTACTAAAGCGACTGCTGAATAGATTAAATCAGTGATTAAAGAATCGTCATCATTAAAATCAGTCCTCAAAAAAAGCTTTGCTTGATCTAAACTTATGATATCTAATGGAGTCATCTACTATAGTTTTACCAAATATAAAAAATATTAATCAATTATATTAGGATTTGCAAATTCTCCGTGATGTATTATAGCGAATTCGTTGTATTTTTTAGCTGCGTCTATTTCACTTACAAATGACCCTAAAGATTTTTTCTTACCATTAATGGTAATCATAGCCACCCATTTATTGCGCTTATTCAAAGAAACACCTAAATATTTTGATTTGCCAAAGCCGTTTCTATTTTTACCATTTTGTGATAATGTAGCCCCTCTCAAATTTTCTATCCTATTATTTAGTTTATCTCTGTCTTTATGATCAATCAGATCAGGAATATATCCATTATGCCATAAGAATATTATTCTATGAAGTAAATATAACTTTTTGTTTAGCCTAACCACCCATCTGTATTCCTGCCTTGTTTTATATATAAATAGTTGTTTATGTCCTACTATTGATCCTACTTTAGTTCGTATTGTAGTTGGTTCTTTCCATGTTATATACCCGTCATTATTGTAGTCAAAAATTAACTTAACGCTTTTCTGATCAACAACGAGATTATAGGGAATTACCCTAT